GCCCACTCAATTAAACGACGTTGATACAGGTTTAAAAGAGCTGCGTAAAGTTGGTCCCAGGTCATTTCCTGAGCTTCAAGTTCAGCTTTACGCATTGCAAACTGCAACTGAAGAGGAAGTTCTAACTCACGGGGCTGCACTGAGTTTTCCATTTCATTCGTTTGGCTTTAAATATTCTAATCCCAAGATTCGAATACTGAATCCTTCCATGGATATTCCCGGCAAAAATCAAAACAGGTTTCTAGATCGTACTGGTTGGCGAATTCAGCCAGTACATAAGGATTGATTTTTTGTTCCAGGGCTTCAACAGCTTTGATTTGATGTTCAGCACCACCAAAGTTTGAAAAAGCTCTCAGTAAGATGCCTCCCGTGGGCGATAAGGAAGAACGTATTTCCGATAAGAAAAGTGACGATTCTTCTCTGCGTCGATCCAGGAGACCACCAACTACTTTGTAATAAGGATCAAAGACCCATTGCGTAATTTGTTCTGCCGCTTCACGCCAATCTTCAATCTCAATTGCATCAATGATGGGGCTATACAAAAATGGTTCCCATCCGATGGAATGCACAAAAGAAATCAACGCATTAAGCATTGACTCATCAAGTCCAAGGTTAAGTCGCATCAATTCATCATTGATGACTTCTACCTCATGGTTCAAATACTCCAATGCTTTGCGTTCTGTGCAGCAGTGTTCTTTTTTTACTGGTGTGCCATCGGGGTAATATTGTGTACCAAACCCAATAGTGTAAGGAGCTATCCCAGTACAAGGATCTGGGTAAGCTTTTTCGCTAAACCCCTCATATTTTTTAATAAGTTTAATTGCCCGCGAAAAATCGGACATGAGAAATAGTTCAGCTATTTCCCATAATAGTCTTAATTAAAACAAACTGTTAGCCTTTGCCTTGCCCACGAGACTTTTTGCGTCCATGAGAAGGTTTAGAGTTTTGTCCTTGTCCTTGTTTTGTTAGCTTAGGACGAGACTCTTTTTTAATTGAAGTGTTACCTTTTACTTTTCCCATTTAGATTACCATTTTACTTTGTTCACCACTTGACGCGATTTGCCCACCAGGCTGCTGACATTTTACCCTTGGCTATATTTTTAGCATGTCGTGCTTGAAAACTTTTTCTCCGATTTGCATATGCTTCCGACTCACCTTCTTTCTTTGGACTTCCTTGAACACCTTGCTGGCCAAAGCGAATGATTTTTTCTTTACCTCCTTCACACGCTTTTACAACGTGTGATTTGGTGGGATGATTAGGTGTCCTTTTAGGCTTGTTGCAAGCCATATCATCTTTAGCTAGCTTAGCCGCTTTTGCTGCTTTTTGATGTTTATCTGACATCAACCAAACCCTTTAAACATGGATGTAAATTCATCTAAGAAACCTTGCCCAGCTTTTGTTTTAGTGGGAAGATTTTCATCTGTATCAATTGTAAAATAACTAGTTTTTGCTGGCTCTTCTTTTGTTTTGTTTTCACCAAAGAAACTTTCAATGGTACCAAGAGAAGCAAATGGATCAGAAAAATCAAGTCCAGTTGTTTTTAGTGCTTGATTAGTTCCTGCTTTGGTAAGAGCAACTTGCTCAGACCTATCTAAATCTGGAAAGAAGTTTTCATAAAACTCATCCTCTGTTCCTTGATAGCCAGCGGATTGAAACACCTTGTAAAGCTGGGACTCACCTTCAATTGTTTTAGCTGGTTTGTAGTCTTCTTCTCTTTGGATGTAAGTAACACCTAAAATTTCTTGCGTTGGTTTTTCTTTTTTCTTATTTAAATACTTGATCTGTTCTCTGATGTCCTGGGCTGAACCTGTTCTTACCGCTTCTGTGATGTAATTTTTTAACTCTTCAATAGAACCGCCAAAATTATCAAGACCATACGTTTTTAATACTTCATTCCAAGTGTTTTTATCTGCTGGATCTAGCCCTTTTAACATCTCATCAGCAAATTCTTCTGGCTTTAAAAACTGACCAAAGACAGTCCCTTGCGCCAAAGCTTCTTCGTTAAGTGCTGGAAGAATTTTTGTATAGATGTAGTCACTAACTTTAGAAGCAGTAAGGATATCATCTGCTGGATCATAACCCTGCCCCTGTCCTTTTACCTGGAAATGCATCCTGGCGAAAGCATCTTTATCGTTTACATCTATACCAAAGCGATACGCTTGTGATTTCCAATAGGGATCTCCAGCTTTAGCTGCCTCCCAATCAGCATTTACTGTATTTGCTTGTGTTGTGTAAGCAGCTTCCCTGGCTTTGTCTCCTGTTGGATTGAAATAGAATTGAGAATCAAAATAACGCTCTGGTGTCTTGCGTAATTCTTCAATGTATTGATTGGCTTTTATATCGGCAACCAGCTTAACGGCATTGAGAATATCTTGTGTTTGGAACGGGTTTTGTTCTGATTTACGCACGTCAAGATAATCAACGAATTCATTCATTGATTTAGATTCATTAAATCGAGGAATCAAATATTTATCAATAAAGTCACGTGCAAATTGCCCTTGTACTTTTACTTGTTCTTCTGCTTCTTCTTTTGTAAGACCCAGCTCTAAGTCAGTTTGATACTTTTGTTTAAGTGTGTTATCGAACCATTGCTGCCAATTGTAGGTTACTTCGTTATTAATACCTGTAATTCCGCGTAAAGATTTTTCTAATGATTCTTGTGTTTTATTGCCACCCATAAAGGAGAGGACGCCACCAATACCAGAGTCACCAAGAATCGAACTTGTTAAGTCCTGATTAATATTTGTAATTTCACCGAAGGCATCAAAGTTGCTAAAAATAGCAAGCTCTTGTTCCATGCCTTTAGCTTTTTTCATTTGTTCAATTGTTTCTTTTAAAACGTCTTGAGTTAATGCACCAAAACGCTTAACGTCAACAATTGCTTTTTCACCAACCGCAGCATTGAGTGCGTCTTCTAATTCTGTAATACCGTACCCAGCATTAATGTTGTACTTGAAAGCAACTTCCTTATCTTCCGGCCGATCTGACATCCGAAAGAGAACAGCAAATTCATCGGGTTTATTTACATCCAAGAAGAATTCTTTTCCTTTCGATTTCCAGTAAGAATCACCAGCTTTAGCAGCTTCCCAAGCGGAGGCAACCTCTGGTACTTTTAGAAGACGTTCCGTTTGAGTATCTGTGTTAACGCCAAGCTGAATCGTACGTGCTTGCTCTAAATCAGCATCAGTTGGTTTGCGTTCTACATAGCGTTCTGCTGCAATAAGCGCTTCTTCTTTATTACCACGGGCACCTGCTGGCTTGCCTTGTGTTGTGTAGTGATTTAAATAAAAACCATTCTCACCATATCTTTGAGTAATGTCAATATCATCATTAGCTACAGCAGCTTGCCATTGTTGGGCGGCAACTGGATTTTGCGCTTTGTAATAGGAAGGATCAAACTCACCGTAAGGTGGTTTGGCTCCAAGATTTGAATCCCATTGTTGAAGCTTTTCGTTACTGTAATAAGCTTTGTAATAATCTTCTAAAGCTGTTTTTAAAGTGTTATCAATACCTTGAATATTTCTAATCAAATCACGTTGTGCAACATAATCGCCACCACGGGTTGAATTAACTGTTTGCAATGTTTTATCATATGCTTTATTTCTATCTGTATTAGCAGTATTTAAAGAAGCATTTAAATCGTTTAACTCTTTATTTCGTTTATTGGTTTCTATATTGTCTTCATCTGGTACGGTTTTTACAGCTTCTTGTCGTTCTTGTAGCTCTTCCGGGAGAAGAAAACTTTCTCGAGATCTACTAAAATATCTTTCTCCTCCGTACTCGTCATAATAAACATAAATGTCGGGATCTGATCGAAGATCCTCAAGAACATCTGCAAAAGTTTTTTGAACTAACTTAGTTTCAGGAAGATTCGTTGGATTATCAGTTTTGTAATCCGTTTTTTCATATACTAAATTCCACTTGCGTGCCCCTGGATCATATGAAAGTCCCATCTCAAACAGCCACCTGCAAAGTTTCTAATTGACAAGAAAAGATGTCGATAACTTCTTGCGACATCCAAGATTTAATTCTTTCCATCCTAGCTTGAGTAAAGAAATCTTGCTGTTTGTACCAGGTTTCTACTTCTGTGCTCCCCTTGTTGCTGTTACAACGACGACAAGCTGGAATCAGATTGTTTCTATTGCTAGAACCAGATTTAAACCTTGGGACAATATGATCAAGACTTGTAGCTACATCTTCACAATAGCCACATTTGTAATCCCAGGATTTATAAATATCATCTCTAAACCGTTTTTTTGCTAACCTTGGAGTTACTTCGATCAGTAGGGCGAGTGGTGCGTTCTCGTCACTGAACATACTCTTAAGTTGCCGTTACCTTATTTTAAGATTGCTAAACCAAGCTCCAAAGTTTAAGATTTGCTAAAAATCCTTGACGCGTAGAGGTTTGTCGGTAGTGTATATCTGAACACTTCTTGTTCTTTATGACGGCTTCTACCGGCTGGGTCACAGCCAATAAAGCATGCGAGCTTCTTGGACTCGACAAAAAACAACTGTTCAAGATGCGAGATGACGGCACCCTGAAATTGGGTCCTCACTTCGCAGCTTTTAAGGATACCTTTTCGAGGGACTCTTACCGTTGGAATGTAACTAGCGTACGGAAAGCACTGCGTAAGCAGGGGATTGCATTTGCTGATCCACTTTCTTCATCTGATAAAAGTCCTTCCTGATTCGGTAGGAAAGCATCAAATCTGTCAAGTTTAAGGTAATTACTTTATTCTTGATACCAGTTTCAAGTTTCTCTTGAATACTCTTAAAGCAGTTCTCAAGTTTTGAGGGCTGCTTTTCTTTTAATTGAAAAAGAATAACCCATTGAGGATGCATGGGATGAATTTTCTTTTTCTTTGAGTGAATACTAATTGTATTGTCTGTGTTCCAGGTAAAACCTTTTAATTCTTTTGGATGTACACCATAAGTTGCAAGCATACCATAAAGCCAGGCAGCTTGTCCAAAAGACTTCTTATGGAGTAGTTGGAAGTAATCGTCAACAATCGCCTGGTCAGGCGGAGGGGCGTGTAAGTGCTTCATGGGTTGGTGCGTATGAGCTAACCAAACCTTAGATCTTACTTAGCCCAGGGACGCGTGAATGGACAAATCTTTGTGAGTCTTAATAGACTCAACATAAGTATACATTATGTAATTATGCCGAAGGCTTTTCATTTAAAGAAGGAATATATTCGTTACCTTCTTTATCAATCATTGTGAAGTTTTCCATGACTACCAGGCTGGAAGGTACGTTAAATAGTTTCTGCATCATTGGCATCATCATTGGTGATTGACAGTTATAGGGAGGAACATCCATTTTGGATAAAGAAGTACGTGTCATTAAAGCTGCTTGTGCTTCTTTCTGTTCTTTTTCTGTTTGATCTACAAGCCTTTGTTCCCATGCGACCATTGACCCAATCTCCACCGGAAAATCAGATGGTTCTGGAGGAAACGTACCGTCTTTAAACTTGAGTGCATAAATGTGCTTACAATATCTAAATTCATCCAAGAGTGGTGTCCAGTTATCAGATATTGATGTGATTTGTCCGTTTACAGTTGCGTAGTCATCATACGAAGGCATGCTATCTGCTGTGGAACCAGGAATTGCCGGTGTTCCAGATGCTGGTGTTTTTCTTAAGTAAATAGAACCAAAGTCAGAATAGATACCAGGACTATCTCTATTCACTCCTCTTTCACTAACTGATCCTCCTTGTGAAAAAGGTACAGCAAAGCCAGGAGGAGCGTAAACCGTCATGCGTCTATTTACTTGTGCCGAAGTCATGGCACTGTTATTTAACACACCGTTCAGTTTAATTTCTTCAGTGCGTCCAGGTTTTACGTTTGATAATTTTGTACGTGGAAAAATGTTTTTTGTTGTGTCTCCACTCTGTTGGACAAACATATAATCACGACGTGTAAAGTCTTGGCAAGAACAACAAAATCTTGCACCAGTGATTAAAAACCTTCCAGGGGTAAACCCTACTGGAGATGGAGTTAATAATTGTTTATCAGGTGAAACATAAACAGAACCAGCCTTTCTGAATTTCAATATTCCAGTAAAAGCGTTTGTTTGTACAAGGACTGCTTGTACATATCCATAACGAGTTTGAGTTAGCGGATTAATTGTATCCGCATTAATAATGGGACCGTCTTGAACAACAACTCGATCCTCAAGAATTTCAGTAGTAATTGGAGTAATTCCTACAGGAGCACCAGTGAGCTGCACATAGAAAGGAGGTGGTAACGAATTGGCCGCACTCCAAGTACCTGCCAATTTCACATACCAGTAGTTTGCATCTTCCGTTACTGTTTCAATAAAAAGTTTTTGACTTGAAACAGGATCAGTAATTTTGTCACATCGCAAAGATCCTGCATAACGCCAGCCAGCCCAATGCATCCCCAATTCTTTGTCCCTGGTTGGAAAACCAACAAAAGAACCGGAAACTGTTGGAGTTGGGTTAGATACAGAACCAGGAGTTCCACTGGCGACAGGGATTACATATTTAAAGGGGTATTGAAAATCATTGTCATAGAAGGAAGCTGTTGCTAATTCATAACCCCTTCTCCACCTGGACCAGGCAGATTCTCTATTTGAAGTGTATAAAGAATCAGGAACGCTACCCTTAGAAAATTCAGTTGTAATTGGTTTTACACCATTAACTTTGAATTGAGTTTTGTCTTGGAAGTTACCAAAGCTACTTCCAATTTTTTTAGCCATCGTTAGAAGAAACCACCTTGAGCAATAACGTGAGCACCAGGGGTGTAGCCAGAGATGTTGGGACCGTCCGGGAAGACGCCTACATACAGCCTATCGCCTCGTTCCAGGTACACACCCTTATTGCGTAGCGGAGCCGTGTTACCGAGCCCTGTAGTGTTGCCTGCGGACATTGCAGGAGTGGCAATGACGGGCATTACATCGGAGCAATCAACTTCTTGTGTATTACCAGGGACAGTTTTGGCGAACACGACCTTGTAATCACCAGAAGCGGGAACTGGTTGCGTTGTACCACGAGTATGGTAAAACACAAAAGTTACTGCTGGTTGATTACCGTAGTTAACGCCGTTATAAGTAAAACCGTTAGCTAATCCACCAGAATAGTGGAGAGCTGTGTTCACCCCTGTAAGAGTGGTTGCGCCAGTATAAGTGTAATAACCAACCCCACTTGCAGCACCACTACCAGTGAGTACACCTGTAGCAGAAATATTAACGACTTGTCCACTTACAAATGAGATAACGGTTCCCGAGGTAGCAGCACTAACGGTGTAGTCAGCGGCACGATAAAAATCATTACGGACAATTTTTACAGAGTCAATAACACCACCACTGTTATTGTCTTCGCTAAGAGTGGCGTCCATGTCCACAAGAATTGCTGGGACCTGACCACCCTGTACAAATAAAGTATTTGCAGTTGCGCTACCAGCAATTTGAGTAGTTACGCGAACCGAATCGTAAAGTGGACGATCTACGAAAACGGGGGACTTGTTTGAACTTGTAGAGGACATTTACTTGCTTAACTTTTATTTTTAATTATAGGCGAATTAAGCACCCATGTAAGAACTTAAATTACCAAAAGGCGTGTTTGGTAATTTAGGCATTAAAGCCTCTGGATTATTTTGTAATGCTAAAAACTGCTGAAAAAGATCACCTGTATTATCTTCTTTAGGTTGAAACTTCCACAGTTTTTTCTCCATGTAATCACTTCTTAGCTGAGGATACAATTGATAATCACTCAAGCCAGAAGATCGAATTTCTCCAGGCAAATAAGCAGAATCAACGTATTCAGAAAACCTAGCCATCAGACTTCCTCCCCTTCCATTAGACGATTTGCAAACGCTTGAAGATAAGCCTGAGGATCAGAGGTAGTACCTAGAATTTCGTCGTAACCAGGGAGAGCACTTTGTGGACGAAACATGGTACCAAAACCTGTATTCTTAATCAGATTTAAAATACTGGCACCAAGCCCATTACCTTTTTCCCTGGGCGTTGCTGTTGCAGTAGCAGGAGGAAGCGTTGGGGCGGGTGGAGCTCCAGTGTTCCACCACTCCTTAGTAGGTGGTCTTTTTGTTTCGTTAAAAAAAGTGTTTTCACTTAAATCAGGAGTTGTTCCGAGTTGTTTTAATTTTTGTGGGGTTACAAATTGACGTTGACCCTGTACAATTGTAGGAATTAAATTTGTTCCGTATTTAAGAAGGTTGCCAGTTTCTTGTAAATACTTTGTACTACGAAAATCTGTTACGCCGCCAAGTTGTTTAGCATAATTAAACAATTCTTGTTGTCCTTCAGGAGATGAATAATATTGACGAGCTTTTTCAATTGCCGGATTTTTAGGATTAAAACCATTCTTTCGCAAAACAGCGTATTGATTTGGATTTAACCAACTACCAGAAGGACCAAATTGAGGATTATGAACCCTATTAAGCATGGACACCAGGGTGGCAGGCTTTACTCCTCTTTTAGGATCGCCCGACTCTCGAGATCCAACATCAAGCAGTTTATTAAAAAATGCTGGAGAGGTACCAAAAAATTGAGGCGCCATTTCAGTTTTTACCTTATTCTCCTACCCAATTTGAATCTGCCTTAAGACCGGGGACAAATACTGCTTGTAGAGCTACGATCAAACTCAATTTAGCAGTAAGGCGACGGACAAAATTACGGCAGAGAATCATTGGGATAATGCGACTACACTGGCCCCCGGCGACTAAAAGTCTTGTGTCCAGTTGGTGGTCTTACCCACATGTGTGGTGCCAAGTAACCCTAGTTTATCAAAGGGTTATTTTATGCGGCTTTCAAACGCTTTTTTGAGAAGTGCAAGCTGAGTTTGACTAAGCTCTTCTTGACTCAAAAACTTGCGTGGATCGGTGAACATCTCTGTTGCACCAGGGATTGGGGTGGATTTAGCAAAGACTTCAGAAGCACCAAATTGAGGGGCTGCTGGAGTTGGGATGCCAGTAAGCGGAGTTTGTGGTTGGAACCCGGCCATTGCACCTGGCATTTGATTCATTTTGTTGGCGTACTGCATGTCACCAGTCTGTGCCTGGAATTGACCCAATGGACTTTGGGACATGACAGCAGAGGTTGCTTGTGTGTAACCAAGTTGACCTGGCTTAAGTTTCTGTGCCAACTGTGGGTTTGTAGTGGCCCAGATCTCAAGGCCAATCTTTTCTTTATCTTCTGGACTAGCAGTATTATATGCTTTGGTCAGTTCAGCTACACGATACTTTTTAAATAAAGGATCTTGTTCTGTTAATTGAGCAATACGTGAACGCTCTTGTCTTTCTGCACGTTGAGCAGGAGTATCAACCAAAGGAGGAGGAGTTTCTTCTGAAACAGGTTTTGGATTGGCACTAGGGTTCCAATCGGTTGGGCCATATTTACCAGTCTGAATTGGATTAAACGATTTCTTGGGCGGCCCACCAGCGGCTGGTGTGTACCCTTTATTAGGTAAAAGACCCGCCTTTCGCATTTCAGTACCAAGCGCAAAAGACGTTTCTAATAAAGGACCCAACAAGGGAACTTGAGAACTACCTAATGACTTTAATAAAGATAAAGGATTCATTACCGATAGTTCTCCGCTAAGAAAATATTTGAGCCAACAGATACGTCAGCAGGTCCAGGCATGGCCTGAATAAATTCAGCACCTGAGCGTTCGTAACGATAACGAGCCTGGAAAGGATCTTTGTAGTTAGGAACGTAAAGAATATGGGCAAGTCGATTTGTCTCATAAAGATAAATCTCGTCCCAAGTCTTTAGTGCTTCTTTGGCATTACTGGATCGAATGGTACGATCCACGTCACCAGCAATGTTTTCAACCCTTGTAGAAGGTGTGGTTGCAACTTCAGTTTTCTTTTCAGCCGTATCACAACGACCAATTTGAATAATAATCTTGTCGTAAAAATATGAATCAGGAACTGTGTTCATGGCTTCTTCAAGCCTGCTGTAATCACCGGCAGGTATTGAGACCACATAGTAACCTAAGTGGTACCTGACTCTACTTTTATCGAAGTCACTGAGTTTCACGAACTACACCTATTTACTTATCATTATAAATTCAAACAATCAACTAAACATTTCCATTGCTTGTTGAGGGGAAATATATCCTGCTTGAGGAAGACTAGCGAAGCTTGACATCTCTTGTTTACGTTGTAAAGCTTGATTTAATGCTTGCGATACAAGTATGTCTTTTAATGTAGGTTGTTTACCAATACCAAGAGCTTCTAGTAGTTTATTAACACTATCTTCATTACTTGCTTGTGTTGTACTACCAGGGAGCTGTGGGGCTTCCGGAGCAGAGCCCAAAACATTTACATCACCTGCTTCTGGTCTGTCGATATTACCGTGTCCAACACGTGCAATAACTTTTCCACTTGGGTCTAAAGATTCAGAAAAATAACCATATCCACCACCTGATCCCCTGCGTACTTTCCCACCTGCAACAGCAGGAATATAAATAGAAGCATCTTCTACAGCTCCTTTGTCAAATCTACTTTTTCCTTTAAAAGGAACATAGTAATCAAAAGATTGCCAACCAGAATGCTGGCTATGACTATGTGCACCTGCAGCACGTTCTAATAAATCTACTTTTTCATCAAGTTTTGCATTGGGATTCCAGCGGCGACCCGATACCGCGGGATTAGAAAACTCAATTTCTCTTCCAATAGTTTGATATTGTTGAGCTAAAGCATCAAGTTTTTTTACTCTTTCGGCAATTGGTAAAGAAGCTAAGAGTTTTAAATCAATATGATATTCAGCACCAACCCCCCCTTTACCTTTTGGAGCAGTAAAACCAGATCGTTCCGTGTAATATGCCATTATTCTTTTCTTTTTATTTTAAAACTAAAAAACCCCTGAATAATCAGGGGCTTGTATTTGGAGATAAAAGTTACACTCGGATTAAATCAGCAGCAAAGACTGCATCCCAATCAACTCTTTTGATCTGACGTAACTGCTCGAGGTTATTAAATCTTTCACCAGACAGGGACAACTGAAGGTCCTTGATTTCTCGAGCAGTCTTCAGACCAATTCCTTTGATATGGTCTGCAATCATTTGTGCAGTCGCACCGTTGATATTAAGACGAGTATCAGGTGGGAAATTACGAGGTTCGTCGTTTGCCGCTTTATCTTTTACCTGAAGAGTTTTAACTTTTTTTGTTGCAGCTTCATCAGGTTCAAGTTCGGTTTTATAAGCAGTGTAAAGGCGACCGTCCTGATCTTCGACCATGAACCAATCGCCTTCGTCCCACTCACTAATGATTCGAACTCGAGCACCAGTCTTTTTATGACGATGCAAAAGTTGTTCCATGGCAACAGACATAGGACCAAGTAAATACCTGGTCCTAGTTTAACTCAGTTACTCACCGTACGGTTGATCAGATACGATTCGATATCTTCGTAACCAGGGGCGGTGTCAGGTTGCAGGTAGCACACTTCAACAACGAAGTAACCGGTACGGCCAGCAGCTTTATCAGCGGCGGAAATGTACCAGCCACCCGAAGTAGAAGTAGCAGTTTGCGAACCGCGAGCCTGGACGGTGTAAGTGGAAGCCGTGGTGACTTGCTTATACACGTTGCTGACAGTAACACCTGCAGCACCAGTGGCAGTGAGGAAGGGTTGGGTGCTGTAGCCAGCGGTACCACCGGCGAAGAAGATTTCACCTTCTTGCGAACCAGAGGTAGTCGAGGTCAGGTTAGCCTGGGCAACAGCTTCACCAACGTTACCGGTAGAAGTAAGACCGATACCAAAAGTAACAACGTTACCGGTAGCTGCATAAATACCAGAGGCAACACGACCGTCACCCCAGCCGGAAGCAACCGACATGGAAGCACGATAAACGTAAGCAGGGAGAGTGGTCGAACCACTGATCACCATGCCCGTAATATCGGTACGGGTATCGTCCTGGCGATAAGGCGAAGGAACGATGACGTTACCAGAAGCAACAGCACCATCACCGGAAGCAGTGCTAACGGGAACGTAACCACGCTGCTGGAAGTAACGATAGCCAGGGATAGCAAGAACCGAGGTGGGACCACCTTCAGTTGCATCATTGCTGCCGCTGTAGTCGGTATCAATGTTTTTGTACCAACCGTTCAGGGCATTAACCCAGTTACCGGGATAGATTTTCTTAGACGAGAGATAAGACATTTATTCCTCCTTATGTATGTTTATGTTACAGATCAAACAGTGCCGTCATCAGACACAAAGCTGTATGCAGTGGTGATGAAGTCTTTGTTAAGAACTTCGAAACCAGCGTACAGTTGCCAGATCAGGATGATGAAGCGGCTAAAGTCATCGTTGTTATTGATGAGCACTTGCGCGTTCGGACCACCGATACCAACACCAACGGACTGAGGACCGAAGAAGAAGCCTTGAGCAACGTCTTGGTTGGAGTAGGAGGCGGGAGTAGCGAAGCTAGCCGAGATTTGCTTGGAGGGGAAGTTGGTCGACTCGAAGAACTTCAC